GAGTAGTAGATACGCCATTACTACGAACATCTCCCCAGTATCCACCGATACCTCCACCTGAAGATGCCAACCAAATGTTTTCATCATAATGAGCAGAAAGCCCAGTCCTGCTGTCAGGAACATAATTAAGGAAGCAGCTAATAGGAAGCCCACGACTCGTTCCCCCGTTACTAAGTATAGGAGTGCTAAACATAAACCAACAATTGGAGCTGTATTCATATAGTCTTTGAGCAAGTCCATAATCAGTAATGTTTTTGTAGGTTGCTCCGAAGATGGAGGCTCTTGCGAATGCTTCTTGGGCATGTGTTTCTCCTTCGATAAAATATCTGTCTCGTAATGTATCAAGACTAAATTTATCTAGCTTCGATTCATTGTCATAATTAATTTTAATTCCTAAATATTCTTTAGGTCCAATTGTATCTTCGACCATTAACTGTTCTCCGTGTCGTGTACGTAAAGCATTATTATACCATAATGTAATATTTTGAGCAAGTCTTTTCTATTCTTTCCTTCTTTATTTCCATACCGTTTAGCATACTTCATTATATTACCCAACGCAAAACCCTCACCGTGTCCAGCATCAATGATAACATCGGTAGCTTGGTATTTATCGGATGCATAATGCTGACTATATGTATCATTAATATATGTTTGAAGCTCTTGTATAATTTTGTTTTCATTAAATTTATAATTAATCTTTTTCATTTACCCACTCCTTCGGCAATGTATCTTCACTAAACCATCTAAAATTATTTGTCTCTGCCCATTCAGCATGAGTTCTTTTTGTTTTATCTTTTCTCATTTTAGCTCCTGGCATTGGAGAAAAAGGTTTTTGAAAAACAAATACTAGCTCATAGTTATCAGGCAATGCATCTCTAATATGTATGTACTTACTATACTCTGCATAATCCCAAAACCTACCTTTAGCTTCTAGTAAAATAATTTTACCGTTAAACTCTTTTACAAAGTCAGCTTCGTATTTATGTTTAACAACGTACTCAATCGTATCCCAATGATGTTTCCAGTCTTTAAGAAAGTCTTGGTGTAAATTATATTCCCATAAACTATCGTATCCCCTTGGAGCTTTGACATCTTTTGGTCTAACCTTGCGTGGTATTCTTTTAGGCATCAATAAACCTCGCAGTTATTTCATCTACTTTAGGTTCTCTTACTGTTGTTGTAAGATAAGTAAGCCCTTTAGAATATTCAAACACACGAAGACCAACACCATCGTTGGCATCTTTATGACATTCAAATTTATGAGGACAGTAAACACAAAGCATAGGAAGCTTCATGTTACCTGAACTGCCATCAGGAATAGGATTGTAACATCTTTCCGGAGGAGTTGTCTCTTTTAACTGAGACTTAACCTTCTTTATTTTAGCATCTATATTAGGTTTGTCAAGCTCTTGAGGTTTAAAAAGTGCTAATTCTCCAGTCTCTTTATTGATAGCTAAGAATCCACCACCCGTTGTACCTTCAGATTTCTCGTACCCCGCTAGTTGTGACATGTATCCAAAGCTATCTTCTTCTGCAAGTGTACCGTTTCTAAATTTATTGAACGCATATCCTGATGCTGATTTAATATCTACTACCTCACCATCAATCTTACAATCCATGTGTCCCACGATTCCGTTGATCTTAATTTCTTTTTGTTCATCGGTTACTTCATGACCTGCAAGTTCTGTCAAGAACAATACAACTCTTTCAAGTAAGTGACCGTACAAAAACTTAATCATAGTCTCAGGTCTAATAGCATGAGGTTCACGATTAGAGTTTTGTTCATACCATAATTGTCTTGTAGGTTTTCCAATGTTAGACATGCGAAGTGTAAAGTCTTTGTTAGCTTTTGGAGTTAACCAATCCTTTAGTGCATGTTTCATAAACTCAGCAAACTTATCTAAGTCTTCTTCACTAACATCAATAGTCTCACCTCTACCAAGGATAGCTACTTTATCATAGATGTCTTGGACTACCGTATCAAGCTGTTTCTTTTTCATATTGTTCCTCAATTTTTATTTTTTCTATACACGCTATGGCTGTAGGTATATCCAATTTAAACCACTCTCCTTCTCGATCTTCTGCTTTTTTATTACAAAGCGAGTGAGCAATTTGTTCTGCTTTTCTTCTGTCTGTAAAAAACTTTTTGTATTGTAAAGTGTAATCTCTAAAAGGACTAGAAGTTTGATACTGATTACACCTATCTTCAGCATCAATAGCCATCCCAACTTTAATCCATCCTTCCCAAGCTTTATTAGTTACAATATATACTTGACCTTCAGTTGAAGAAGTGTATCTTGAAAGAGCATCAAAAGCAGCATCCTCAAATGTTTTATAATTTCCGGGCTTGTATAACGGATGTGACTTTGGTATGTACTTACCGTTAACAAACATCCTTTGTGGATTGTTTTGTGGATTATGTTTAGGATTATTTTTATTATTAGTATGTAGTTTATGACATGTCTTACAACGTTTAGTATTTCGTTCTTTCCAACAAGTATACCAATTCTCATCGTTTAATTCGACTCCACATTTATTACAATTATCAGTGTGTTTCACTCCAGTTCCTCCCTATTTTAAATTCTCCATCTAAAGGACAACGCATATTATAATACTGTCCTGCTTCTTGTATACTTTTAACTGCAAGTTGACCAACCTTATTAGCTCTACATTCTGATACTTCTATCTGCCATTCATCATGGATGTTGGCTACTAATTTGAAAGGTGTCATACTAAGTTCTAATCTATTACAAAGAATGTCAAGTGCTTTCTTCATTACAATAGCACCACCACCCTGAAGTAAAGTATTTAAAGCAGCATGTTCGCTTCTAACATAGATCTTTCTACCATCTAATCCTTTGAGGAAACCTCGTTTAGCTGCTCGTTGCACCTTGTCCTTAAGAGTTCTAAGTGATGGAAGATTATCGAGGAAACGGTTCTTAAGTTCTGAACCTTTTCTTCTAGATCCTCCAACCACTTTACCAAGTTTCTCGTCTCCTGCTCCGTACACAAGTGCATAGATGAATGTCTTTGCTGTATCTCTTGATTTAAGTCCTGCAAGTTTTTGATTAGTAGTGTGTATGTCTCCATTGACAACTTCATTTGTATACTCCTTATCATCCATATAATGTGCTAACATTCTAAGTTCTAAACCTGAAGCATCTACTCCAAGTAAAACATTACCTTCATCCACAGTCCAACAGGCTCTGCATTCTTTACCAAAGGGACTGTAAACAGCAGGGACTTGAGCCATGTTAGGATGGCTGTGTGACATACGTCCAGTGATAGTACCGTTTGGAATCACAGACCCATGTACACGACCATCTTTTTCCAAGGCATCAAGCCACGACTGTATCTGAGCTATACGCTTTTGATATAGGAGAAAGTCTGCAATAAGTTTAGCTTCATGAATGTGTTCAATTTTTTTAAGTGTTCCTTCATCAACAATAGGCTGACCCGTAGGCGTAAATCTTTCAGGCTTCCAACCAAAGTCTATTAAGTATTCGCCAATCTGTTTACGACTACCAAGATTAAACTCTTGTAGTTTCTTTCTCATGAAAGGACTGTAATCTTCACTGACTAATAGTGTTTCATATTCTTCATCAGTCAATCCACGCTTTGAAAGCACACCATCTTTTCTAATGTATGGTGTTACAAGTTTATCATCCACCAACTTAGGTTGGAATGTTCTCTGCACTTCATCAGTTACCTCATACATTTTAGTTTTAAGTTCTGCAAGTAACATAGTAGCTTGTTGTTCATTAAATTTAAAACCATTCGCTTCTTGTTGAGCCATGATTTTAGCAACAGCATGTTCAAGATTAATAGATTCGTTACTAAATCCTTGTCCTTCATTCAGAAGATAATTATAAACTAACTCATTAAGTCTAACATCGTTAGCACAGTACTCTAACATCTGTGGTGTGTATTCGTCAAAGTCAAGAGGCTGTTCTTGTTTTGCAAACTTAACACGATAACCCCAAGTCTTTAAGCTGTGTCCGTTCTCACGGATAGGATTAAAAAGTCTAGACATAACTAAAGTATCCTCGATGCTCTTATCAAATAAGTCTACATCATGCAGTCGTTTGATAACCGGCAAGTCAAAACTCAATATGTTGTGACCGATAAGAACATCAGAGGATTTTAAAAACTCTAAACCTTCTTGAAGTTTGTGAGGTGGAAACTTATGGATAGCACCTCCCAATTCTTTAGCAACAATACAATGTATCTTGGTAGGTTTTAAACTATCGGCTTCAATGTCAAATATAATTTTAGAACTCTGATTCATTGTCAAATGTTTCCTCCTCAGTGACTTCAAATAGTCTACCTGTTTCTTTATTATAACGCAAGTTACATGCTAGTCCTGTGTCTCCTGTATATCTAGACTTTAATACTCTAACCTTGGTTGTGTTAGCTTCGTCTTCGTTTGATGCTTGTTGATTTCTTTCCAGTGCAATCACACAATCGGAAAGCTGTGCGATACCTTGTGAGCCTTTGAGATGAGACAGAGAAACTTCAACACCGTTCTCGTGTCCTTTATCACCACTGGCTCTACGTAAGTGAGATACAAGTATCATACCTACTCCAGTTTCTTCAACAAGACTACGCAATCTATTCATCAACATATCAATGCCTCGTCTCTCGTCACCTTCAGACAAGACATTCACAAGCATGTGTAAGTGATCAACCACTACCCATTTACATTCGCACCCTACAATAATATATCGTAGCTTAGAAAAGATTTCTTCGATATCAGTTGCACCTAAGTGAGCATGTATATACACACGACCTTTTGGTATAACCTTATCAAACAAATTCATAAGTTGTTCTTCGCTGTATTGCTTACGTCTTTCTGTTAGATAGATTCTATCATTGGCTTCAATAGATATAATACCATCAGCAGTTCTCAACCAGTTCTCTTCAAGAGCTATGATACCTACATTGTCTTCAGTATTTTTGATAAGCCAATGTTCAAGCTCTCGGGTCACAGAAGATTTACCAAGTCCTGTTCCACCTGTCAAAGTAACAAGCTCTCCTTTCCTAAGACCATACAACTTCTTATTCAGTCCTTCCCAAGGATAGGCTATGCTTTCTTTAACTTCACGATGAAGCCAGTCGTTTCTTTGAGCAGATAGTTCAAGGATACCTGATGGTGTATAAGTCTTGGACTCCCACCATGCAGACATAAACTCCTGAAACTTTTTCTGTCTGAGCATATCGTTAGCATCTTTGTACCCGTTAGGGAATGTCATGATCTTAGCCTTGCCCGGCTTTAATATTCTTGCAACATTCCTAGCAGCTTCACGTCCTGCTTTATCATTATCAAAACATAATACTACGTTTTCAAATGACTCAACAAACTCAATGCTTTCTCTAATATCTTTTACTGCACCAGCTGCTCCTCGTTTTAAAGAGACACAAGCCCACTTGGACTGCATCAATTCATAACAAGCCATAGCATCACACTCTCCTTCAGTAATAGTCAGGTACTTACCTCCTGTATTTCTGAAGAGTTGCTCACCAAACAATCCAGTACCTTCATAAGTTCCAGCAAAGGAAAAGTTTTTGTTGTCAACAAACCTAGTCTTGGTTCCAACAATCTCGTTACCATTAAAGAACGGATAGATATGTTGGGTAACTTGGTTGCTTGGGTTTACTATTCTTCTTACACTATACTTCTTAGCAGTAGCCTCGGATATATCTCTGTCGGTTAAAGCTCCGAAGCTACCAGTGTAAGTATTAAGAAAAGTATTTTTTGGTTTAAATTCTACTTCCACAATCTTACCTTTACATGCTTCAGGATAGTTTACAAAGTGTGTCTCACAGCTAAAGCAATGAGCTGATTTATCTTCGTTCATAGATACAGGATCTGATCCACCACATTTAGGACATGGTAGTTTATGACGAACAAATTTACTTTTTTCTAGTTGCATTCTATCTCCAATAAATGTGGCTAGGCTTTTACACCTAGCCGAGTTAAATTAAGAATCTGATTCTTCAGCAGTATCAGCTTCTTCTTCCTGCTCTATCTTAGCTTCATCGCAATTCATAAGCAATTGTTCTAAGTTAGCTCTATGAGTTCTTGATGCAAAGTCAAGAGCTTCAATGATAACACTAAGGTTTCCAACTTTCTGCACGATTACTCCTGCTTCTTGTCTCTTAGCTTCGTCTTCAATTTTATTGATGTCAAATAAAAATTCTCCATCATCATTCTTAATAGTTACTATCATTTAAAACTCCTCGTTACTATCGAAAAATTCAGAGCCATCTTCAGCTTTGTACTCAACAAGTTTAATAACTTGAACAGCTTGTAAGTCAAGACTTTTACCTGCCTTACCAGCATACTCCCAAGCATACTCGTTGCATTGTACTCTAACCTTAGAGCCATTACCAACAGCTAGATTTACTTCTTGCTTATTTTGATCAAGCAATCTAGGTGCTGACCTAACCATTCCGTTAGGACCATTCACTTTACGCTTGATAATTAAAGCAGGACCTTCATCCATCTGCTTTACTGTGTGTCCACGAGAAGCAAATTCATCTGCTGTCTCTTGATCAACCACAAGGTTGACTGTATACACAGGTTCAAAAGTCGTATTAGGTGTCTTAATACTAGCCCAATACGCAGTTCCTTCTACTATCATATTTACCTCCTATGACTAAGTTTAGAAGTCGTTAAAAACTGGGAGAGTTTTGAGCAAACTACTCTCGGAGTTTCAGTAGAGACTGAACCAACCCTTTTTAATTGGAGATAGAGGGCTTGTAAGAAATGTTGGTTACTCATGAATTGCCTATACTACACTATCTCCATACAAAAGTCAATACCCTATTTAAAAATATCGTCAAAATCTATAACAGTATTTTGTGATAGAGTTACTATAAAGTTATCTCCATCCTTACGAACAGTATAGCTTACTTTATTACCATACATTTCTTCGTAGTTATCGTCAATGTATTTAATAAAATCTCTGTATTGATTCTTGCTCAACTCTCTTTGGTACTGAGATTGTTCTATCATATAATTCATATTACTCCTTACAATGTAAATTTAAAAGGTATCTTACAACCATTAATAGTTTCTGTTCCAAAGTCAATAGCATTGATGTACTTAGTTACAGCTTTCCTTGTGTCACGATTAGAACTACCAACAAACTCTAAGTCAATAGGCTCTCCGTTTACCAAGTCAAACTCAGCAGTAAACTCTAACGGTCTTGATAAAGATACATTACCTAAAAAGTCAGCCATGTTTAAGTCTGTCTTGGGAACAGTACATGTCTTAGCTGGAATGTATTCTGCAACAACAACTGGTTCCGTAGTTTCAACAGGCTCACTCACATCAACAGATAGGATGCCTTCACCACCGTTGCCGGTTGCAAGTGTACCTGTAAGTTCACCAAACCCTGCATTAACTCCAAGCTCTTGAACAGGTTCTTCGACTGGTGCGTTAATAAGTTTGTCTAACTCCTGCAATATGTTGTTAATTTCCCCAACTGAAGTACGAAATCTATCATCGTTGCTATCAAGTCTTGCGTTGATATCGCTGATAGATGTTCTCAAGCCTTGTAAAATAATATTAATGTTATCAAAGTTGTAAGTTTTTGAATCAACTTTTTTCTCAAGTTCTTTTAAAGAACGGTTTAATCCTTGTAAACTTTTATAATTTTTATCTATACCATTGCTTGTTTCATAAGCAGATGCAATACCGCCTACTAAAATAACAACCCATAGACCCCATAGTATAATATCTTTTTTCATTACTACTCCTTAAAAAATTTATTTAAAACTTCTAGTTTATCTACACAGTCAGCTAACATTGATAGCTCACTTTCAATCGTGTCAACTATGTCAGGATGTTCTGCAACTCCTGTTGGTTTTTCTAATAGCACATGCACATTCGTAATATGTTTATACATTTTACCCTGTATATGTGCTTCAAGTCCTTCAATTATTTTTTCTCTCATGCAACCTCCTTGTGTTGTGTAGTCCACCAATCAGGCTTACTACGATTTCGTTCCCACTTGGCGTAATGCTTTTCGTTAATGCAATAGTTACGATAAGCGACAATAGGATTCTCATTCTTATAT